GAGATCCTTGGTCTACATACAGATTAAGATATAAGCTCCCACTTGAATTACTAAACTTTGCCATTTTGCTCCTTTCTATCCAACGTAGCGGATGACATTCATGTCAGGGTTAATGTGATACTGCTCTTCTCTAAAACGTCCTATCTGAATAGTCTTAGAGAAAATCCCGTTCTCAATGTGGATAACACCTTGAGAAATATACATAACCTCTACACCAGCGCTAAACATTGAAATTCGTCCGTTTGGATTGAACATCATGCTAGAGCTACCATCATTCTTACCAATTACAAGACCCTCATTACTAGAGCTCATATAAGTATCAATGAAATTCCAACGGTCAGACAATTCTCCCAAATCTTTGGCAATGTTAGAAACACGCTGACTAGCTGCAATCAAATCTTTTTCAGCTCGTGCTCTTGCGCTCTCGTTTGCGTTGACAAAGTCCTTATAAGCCTTTATCCAGTTATCAAGCGTGTCAGCGCTAGCCTTGGCCTCAAGCTCAGCCTGGATAATTCCAGCTTTCTCATTGAGAGCGTTCAGTTGCTCCTGAGTCAATGCTTGATCAGCTTTAGAGTCTATATCCCTCTGAACATCTTCGGGAGCTTCTGAAAAGTCTGTAGAGACTGTTCCTACCTCTACTTTTGGAAAGGCAATCCAAACAGTAGCAGTAGTAAAAACATGTAAAATCAGCTCATTAGTTGCATTTGAGTTTTCTTTTTTCGTCAACTCAATGTCATAAAATTTCCAATCCGTAGTCAGCGAGACACCTTGCATAGTATTTCTATACCCTGCTCTAGCTTGAAAATTCGTATTATTGACAGTAGATTTTGCCCAAAAACTGAAACGAACAGATTTATTTTTCATTTCGTCAGCGGTGCCTAAACGTGTATCTCCACCGGTTCTAAACGTAACTTTTTGATTAGTCGCCTTACCGTTGTAGGTAGATACAATTTTCAAAGTATTAGCTCCTCTGAATTTGCTAGTAGTATCTATGCTCAAAGTGAGCTGTCCTTGCGTTTGCTCCTGACTATCATCTAAAAAGTAAGTTGAGTATCGTTCTCTTAGACTACGTTTGAATAATGAATTAAGAAAGAGATTTCTTCCACCAACCTGGACATTATCAAATAGTGCTGTCCACTTGTACCTTGTAGGATCCTGACTGTCCGCCTCAGTGAAATCTGTCAATGTACCTAAATACCGCTTGTTCGTGCTATCAGTTGTACTGAAGCCATCACGTCCATCTTCAGAGTTAGCCCAGGCTCTATGCAAGTATGGAGTGCGTCCGTCAGCTCCAGTTTTCCCTGGGATACCTTGGTCGCCTTTCGGGCCTTGCAAACCTTGGACACCAGGTACCCCCTGTTGCCCACGTTCCCCTTGAGGTCCAGGAGTCAGTTCAATTTTTTTTAGATCTTCTTTCGTCGCTACATCTTGAGCATTGATAGTGAGCTTATCAATGTTCATCACAACTTTGCCGTCACGTACGGAAACAATCTCTTGCAAACCATTCATGATTCGCAAACGTGCCAAATCCAGATCTCCAGCAGTTATATTTTTGGCATTTAACGTAATGTAATTACCAATTGCTGCAGAAACTTTTTTTGCTAGCAATTCATCAGTGGTTATCGTATCGACAATTTCTCCGACATTAGCGCTGTCTGCCTTTTTAACCCATGAACCTTCTACACGTTCCCACATTTCAACATAGCCACCATTAGGTTTAAACCATATATCTCCATTTTTTGGTTTGGTAGGGCTTGATGTATCAAGGTACATACTACCTTGTTTAGTGATAAGTTCGTCCAAATACTCTATTTGACGTTGCATGGACCCCTTATATTTATAAGTACCTTGTGCAGCTCCAGCAGCATTTCCACTACTATGGGCAGATAAACCACCATCAAACGAAAGTTTGTAGGACAACATTGGAATGTCAAAATAGATATTTTCATCCCAGTGTACTGTAACCCAATCACCAGCTTCCATAGCCATATCACCACGCCAGGACAATGTATATGGATAAAAGTTAAAGTCTCGGTATTCATTGAAGACACGATCCAGAATTTCTTGTGTAACCCATGGATTTTTTAACTTCATGATATTACCTGTGGACAATCCTGATTTATACACAACCTTATCAGCAGACTTACACTCAATACCTTTCAACCTGTAAGGTATCTCGTCACGTTCTAATCCACCTGGCTTATACATATCTTTTGTGATATGTCTTGATGTTGTCTTTAGCTTGATAAAATCAAGCTTCCCATTACGATTAAATCTGACGAAGCTTCCTGATAATTGCGCTAAATAAACTAACGCCTCACGATAACTTGTTTTTTCTAGTTTCTTCGCAACTTGATCATTTACTAATTGGATATTAGTATCTGTCGTGATACCTGTCAATCTCACGATTTCTGATAAAATATCCCTTGTATAAGCTGGATAAGTAAGCTGACTATCATAAGCACCAGACAATCTAACAAACTCGTCCTGTAGCTTAATTTTGGTCTTTTTATCATTACGATCTAGCTTGACCTCGGTAACAAAAAACTTGCCAAGTGGGACGGTTTTACCCGCAATTGCTACCGACATTGTTGCCGGCATCATTTCTTGCAGACCTTCAATAATCTCTTTAATTTCAATTTCTAGACTATTGATGTACCCACCACCAATTGTAAAATCATTACTATTACCGATGGAACTGTCGTAAGTAGCTGATGCAATTTTGGTTTTTGTGTATCTCTTACCATTTAAGTCAAAGTTAGCCTCAAACACGCGCAGATGGTTCTCTATTGCTTTGATATAATCTGATGTTACTTCTAGCATAATCCCTCCTACTGCTCGATAATAGATACAGATAAGCCGTTGTAATAGGTCACACCGTCACTCAGACGTCCCATTACTGTCTCTGTGATAGTTCCGCGGTAACCAGTGATAGACTGTCCTAAAATGTTTGCAGTAAAAAATCCGGCTACTAGTTTAGACTTGATAATATTTCTTTCTGCTTCTGTGATAATTCCCCATTTGATGGAGAATGTACGTTTTTCTGCAATGACGTCACCCGTCATCAATCCACTAGCACTACGACCCGTAGAAGATGACCAGATAATCTCATTATTGATACTGATTTCAACTGGAGAAGCAAGAGCTACTCCACCTACTGATATTTCACTCATGCATACCTCCTAAATCATGAGGGGGGATTCCCCTGTTTTAATTGCAATTTCATTGATTTTATCTACAATCTTCTTGGTGATTTTATCACCATCAATTGTCAAATCAAGAGCACGAACCGCTTGCAACAACTGTGTCAGTAAGGCTAGAACTTCTGGTCCACCGCCATTATTTGACAATTCTGCTGCACGACGTGCCATTTCAAGCATTTTATTTTCCGGAGCAACGATCTCACCGTAATGCTTGTTGTCACCAATCATGGCAATTTGTGGTGTGTTAGCCTTAACAAAGCCACCTTGAGCAAGTCGAGGTAGTCCAATGTAACTAAATCCACCGATATTTACACCAGGTAATTTATTAATCACGCTAATAGCGCCATTGAGTAAGCTGATACCACTATTGATTGTGCTTTCTACCGTGCCAAGCACCCCGTTAATAACGCTACGTACAGCACCGCCAATGGCACTCCCTACCATGGTTCCAACATGAGTAAACGTTGAGCGTATTTGCCCCCAAAGTCCGCTAAAGAACCCGATAATGCCCGAAAATGCATTCTTGACATTGTTATATGCTTCGCGGAATTTTGAAGAAAACCACCCTGGTATACTAGCAAGAGCAGATTGGATATTACTCCACTTCCCAGCAAACCAACTTGCAATAGGATTGAAGATACCTGTCAAACCTGTCCACGCATTGCGGAATTTTTCTTTGAACCAATCAGGAATCGAAGCAAGATTGCTTTTTAACTCATTGTAGCGTTGAGAGAACCAAGAACCTATTTTGCTAAAGATGTTTGTTAGCCCAGTCCATGCTTTTTGGAACATGTCAGTAAACCATGCCCCAATATTAGCTAAAGCACTAGTCACGTCGGCCCAACGTTGTCCGAACCATGAGCCGATTGGCGTGAAGATATTAACGATAGCGTCCCATGCTTTCTGGAACATGTCGCCAAACCACTTAGCCACGTCTGCTAAAACAGTTGTGATGTCGTTCCAGCGTTCTGCGAACCATTCGCCAAGAGGTGTGAAGATAGCTACAATGCCATCCCAAATTCCTTGGAAGATTGCCACAATTGTGTCCCAAATGAACTTCAGAACTGCTACTGTTAAATCCAACAATCCAGTTAAGATTGTAGACAAGATGTTCATGATGGCATCGCCCGTTTCAGTGAAACCGTCGAAAATCTTGCCCATATCACTGGTAAGAATACCAGTGATAATATCAAACACGCCCTTTAGGAAGTCAGCTATGCCTCCTAAAACATCAGAGATAGTGTTAGATAGAACACGCCAAACTTCTCCTATGTATTCAATTGCAGGAGCCAAAACTCTTGTCAATTGCTCTACGATAAAGCTGATGATTGGTGCCACGTAGGCATTGATGACTTGCGACATCTCTTGGAAACTTGCAACCATATCCAAAATCTTTTGGATCAGCGGTGAAATGTGCTTGCCAATCGTATCTGAGAATCCTTGACCGATTTTCTTGATAACGGGCTGTATATGATTATTCCAACCGTTCACAAACACACCAATAATGCTAGATATGGCTTTAGTCGATGATTCAATTGTCGGACGAATGTATTGGTCATACACACGGCTGATTGAATCAGACATGTCATTGATTGCTTGTTCAGCACTTTCAAAGACTGGAGCAATGTCGGATAGAGTTTCTGAAATGATACTTGCCACCCCTGGCATATTATCAGTAATTATTCGCTCGATGCCTTGCATAAGGTCACCGCCGAGTTTGAAACCAATCTCTACAATGCTAGCCTGAATCGCTAGAACAGAAGATGCGATTGAACTACCAATACGAATTGCACCAGTAGAGGTCATGACATCATAAAAGCCGTCTGCGAATGCCTGAGCGATATTCCCAGCCGATGCAAACATATTACCTGTGTTCTCAAACTGAGCCACTAGAGAGCGGATAATACGCTCTTTTTGGCGTTCTAATCCATTGGCTATACTTTCTGCGATAAAGACTCCTATCCCGAGAGCAACTGTCCCTATCGAGCCAGCAAACTGCCCTAGAGCATAAGCTATCTTATCAAGCATAGTTTGAAATGAAGCAACAACTTTTGGATCTGTAAAAATCTCTTGAAGTACTTCGCCGATTCGTTTTAAAGCACTCTGAAGTCGTTCAATGCCATCAAATCTAAATGAAGCATTGAAACCGTCCTGAAACAATTTGA